TGGTGCGCCTCATCAATGACGATGAGATCAGGGGGGATGGCGATGCTGTCGAAACGACGCACCAAGGTTTGAACAGAGGCGATCTGGATCGGCTGATCCGTGGGCTCAAAGCCTGCGGCGATGATGCCGTGCTCCACGCCAGCCAGCGCGAGCTTGGCAGCGGACTGGGCGACTAGCTCGCGCCGGTGAACAAGAAATATTGCCCTGCGGCCGCGCTCTGCAACACCGCGAAGGATCTCAGCAGCAATGCAGGTCTTGCCCATGCCGGTCGGTGCAACCAGCAGAGGCGCGCGTGCGCCATCGCGGAAGGCGAGGCGGAGATCGTGAACAGCGCGCTGTTGGTAGGGACGGAGCGTGAGACTCATTTGTCTAGACCCGCGACTGCGTTAGTGGTAGGCGAGTCAGAGGCCAAAAAGCCAAAGGAAATCAATTAGTTAGCGTGAACCGCAGTGAGAGGGGAGGAACCGATGATAAGCTGCGTGAGCTTCGATGAGACCGAGCCTATGGAGAACGCCGAATACCACCGGCACTCCGCGATCAGCAAAAGCCACCTCGATCTGGTGGCGCGCAGCCCGTTGCATTACTGGGCGCGTTATGTGGATCCGAACCGAGTGGAGCCGGAGCCGACGCCAGCGATGCGACTGGGCACCGCGGTTCACACGCTGACACTGGAGCCCGACAGCTGGGACAGCCGATACGTCACCGCTCCGCAGATCGATCGCCGCACCAAGGAAGGCAAGGCAACCTGGGCAGAGTTTGAAGCCCTGTCAGCTGGCCGTGAGCTGATCAGCTGCGACGATCGCGCTGTCATCAGCCGCATGGCTGAAGCGGTGTGGAAGCACCCAGCTGCTGAGATGTTGCTGTTCAAGCTGCCCGGCAAGGCCGAGACCACGCACATGTGGACCGATGAGGCCACGGGTCTGCAGTGCAAGTGCCGGCCGGATTGGCTGACCGATGACGGCAGCCTGATCGTGGATCTCAAGACCACTGAGGATGCGAGCCCGGCAGGGTTCCGCAAGAGCATCGCCAACTTCCGCTACCACGTCCAAGCCAGCTGGTATCTCGACGGCCTCGAGCGCGCCACCGGCAAACGACCGGAGCAGTTCATCTTCATCTGCGTGGAGAAAAAGCCACCTCATGCCGTGGCGGTCTACGCCGCCGATGCAGAGATGATCGCCCAGGGGCAGATCACTGCCGCGCGCGATCTGCAGCAGCTGGCTGATTGCAAGGCCGCCAACAGCTGGCCGGGTTACAGCGACCAGATCGAGACCATCAGCCTGCCGCCGTGGATGCGGCCGCGGCCGGATGGATCCATGCCCACCATCACCGAGATCGAGACCTTCTAATGACCGACAGCACAGCACTCACGACCACCAGCCCCGGCGGCTCGGTGTTCTCAGGCATCCAGGCGTTTGAGGAAGCGCAGCGGATTGCGAAGGCGCTGGCCAGCAGCACGCTGATCCCGCCGCAGTTCCAAGGGCAACAGGGCTTTGCCAACTGCCTGGTGGCGCTGGAGATCGCAAACCGGATGCGGATGAGCCCGTTCCAGGTCATGCAGAATCTCCACATCATCCACGGGCGCCCCAGCTGGAGCAGCCAGTTCATCATCGGCCTGATTAACGGCTGCGGGCGCTTCAGCCCGCTCCGGTATGAGATCAAGGGCGAGGGCGACAGCATGGCCTGCTACTGCGAGGCAACTGAGCTGAGCAGCGGGAAGGATCTCAAAGGTCCGACTGTCTCGATGGCGATGGCCAAGAAGGAAGGCTGGGCAACCAAGAGCGGCAGCAAGTGGCAGACCATGCCCGAGCTGATGATCCGCTACCGGGCTGCAGCCTTCTGGGGCCGGCTTTACATCCCGGAGCTGCTGGTGGGCATCCAGACGCAGGAGGAAGTGCTGGACGTGGAGCCGGTGACGATCACTGAGCCTGCACCAGTCAAGGCCAGCATTAACGAGTTGAACCAGAAGATCGCCAAGACGGCGACAGTAGAAGAAAAGGAGGTAGTGCTTGATGACGAAATCTTCTGAGGCTGGTTATCTCCAGCCGCGAGAGCTGGCTGAGCGGTGGCGTGGTGTCGTCACGCTGAGCACGCTCGACAACTGGCGCAGCCAGAACCGCGGGCCGAGGTTCGTCAAGATCGGAGGCCGCGTGCTGTATCCCGTCGCGGAGGTCGAGGCGTATGAGCTTCGGAACCTGCGCGGGATGCCAAACAATCCACCCAATCAACCGAGACCATGAGCTTCAAGCTGAACCTGAGCATCTTCAAGAGCACCAAACCCGAGAGCAAGCTGGACTTCTCCGGGATGATGAACGTGAAGGTGGAGGAGCTGGACGCCTTCTGCGCGTTCGTGATGAGCCAGACGCCTGATCAGTACGGCAGCGTGCAGGTGCCGATCAGCGGCTGGAAGAAGACCAGCAGCAAGGGCCTCGCCTATGTGAGCGCAGTGGCGCAGCCGCCGCGTGACTGGGTGCCCCCGGTGACCGCGCAGAGCGCCGCTCAGAGCCTGGCCAAGGCGACTGACGGCGTGGTGAGCGAGATCACCGAGGCTGATCTGTTCTAGAGCTTCATCAGCTCACACTCGAGGCGTGCGATCTCGTTGACGGCCTGCTGCAGCAGCTGCTGCTGGTAGCAGGCTTGTTTGAGGAGAGCCGCGGCCATGGCGCCCGCATCCTTGCTATCGAGCAGGGTGCGGGCTTGTTTTTCGATCTCGAACTGCTGCTCTGGCGTGAGCTGAACCGCCATCCACTCTCCGAAGTTCACAGTGCTACCGTGGCGGGGTACACATGCACGATAGCGAACCTGTGAAGTGCCCCAAGTGCGGGAACGACAGCAGCACGGTGGAAGGCGTGAACAACGCCCATCCAGACCATACGGTGCGCAAGCGGCGCTGCCGGAGCTGCGGCAAGACGTGGAACACGGTGGAGCTGGAAGTGCCCACCTACATCTGCGGCTGGGAGCGGCTGGGGCCGAGCGGCCAGAGCAAGCCATGCCTGCGGGTGCCGGTGCAGCTGCAGGTGCCGGAAGTAGAGCCAGTGTGAAGAACTGTCACAGCGATTAGCGCAGTGCCCCGGCAAGGGGGCATACTTAGCGCACGGCCAACGAGGCCACCGCTCCTCAGTCATGACCAGCCCCGCCTTCCTCACCGCCGACATCCTCTACACCCTGGAGAAAGCCGGCTACACCCTCGACCAGTTTGTCGAATTCTGGGGCAGCCTGCTGATCGTGGAAATCGGAGGAAACGGCACTCGTTGGTATGACCGCCGCCAAGTCGAGGCGTTCATCGCCGCCTGAGCCCTCCGGGGCTCTCCCTCTACTCCACAAACACCACCATGAACCGCCTCAACAACGCCATCTGCCTGCTGATCGTCGCGGCTGTGTTCGCCATGATCGGCATCGAGTCCGGCAACCAGTCCGGCGCCACCCACTCCGGCAACCAGCAGCTGGTGGAGGTGCGCAAGTGACACACCCCATCACACCACCCACTGAGCTGGTGTCGTACTGGAACAATTTGTCGTTAAGCCTTCGAGAAATTTTTGTGCTTGTTGCCCAATGGGGAGCAGATCAGGAGTTGGAAGCGTGCTGTGCCATTGCACTGACAGATCCTGTCTGTGGCACCAAGCACCAGCGGCGAATGTTGGTGAGCCACATCCAAGAGCAGCGCCGCCCCAAGCCGCCGAGTTTGAAGGAGCAGGCGCTGGAGGCGTTGCGTGAAGCTGAATCCAGCGGGTGCCTTTATGTCAACGGTCGCAGTGACACCATCCGCCGCGCACTGGAGCAGCTCGATGACTGAACGCCGCTTTTACTTCCAGATCCGCAGCGCCAACGTGGTGGAGTGCATCACGGCCCACAGCTTGTGCGAGGCCAAGGCCATCGCTGCTCAGTCTTGGCTGCCGTGGTGGTCAGAGCTGGAATGGCTGAACCCTGAAACCGTCACCGATCCCAACTGCCATGCCTGAAGTCACCGGAGCGATGTTGCCCTGGCAATGGGCAGAGGATGAACCCACCAGCAAGCACGGCGACGGCATCAGCCGGCCGCGGCCCAAGACCCGCACCAAAGAGTTTCGCCTGATCGTCTACCCCGTAGGCGCCAGGCCGATGACCTGGATCACTCGCGCCGAGAGTAAGCGGCACGCGATCCGCTACGCGCAGAACCGCTGGCCGGGCGCCACGGTGGAGGTGGCGTGATGGCTGACCACATCCGCGCCAAACTGGAAGCCCTGATCAGCGATTCCGGCATGTTCAATGCCGGTCGGCAAGAGGAGCGTGTGCGACTGGGCAACCTGCTGCGGGTTCGCCTGGATCAGTTGGCAAACCTGCCAAGCCATCCGCACATCTCCGCGCGCCGCGAGGAGCTGCTCAACATTCTTCAAGCCCTGATGTCCTCATGACTTCCCAACAGCTGGACCAGCAACGCGCCGACATGATGGAGAGCCTCTATCAGCACAGCGGCCGCGATCAGCTGCCCTACGGCCACCCGCTGCGCAGCACTTACACCGGCCTGTGGGATGAGTTTGCCCACGATCTGGCGGCCAACTTTCGCGACACGCCTTACCCCGAGCTGCTCGCCCGCGTGGTGCGCGCCATGGATGCCACCGAGTCGGTGTTCAGCCAGAAGCAGGCGCAGCAGGCGATCGAGGTCTGCCGTCAGCAGTTGCTTGGAGATAAGTGGCGATGAACTGGCGAGCGTTATGCCTAGAGCTGGCCGATCGGCTAGCTGAGCATGTACCGGCCGATGATCCGCTGCTGGTTTATGCCCGGCACGGATTGGTGAAGCGGACGCCGCAACCATTCGGCCGTGGCGAGAAAAACATCGCAGCAGTGTTAACTCCTGAGAAGGTCCGTGAGCTTCGCAGGCTGCGCGCTGATGGGATGAGCTACGGCAAGCTGGCCATTCGGTATGGCATCAGCAAGCATCATGCAGCGCGCATCTGCGCGCGTAGGCAATGGGCATGGGTCAATGACTGATCAGATCAACCCCGATCACTACCGGATGGGCGGCCTCGAGTGCATCGACGCGATCGAGGCTGCGCTGACACCGGAGGAGTTTCGCGGCTACTGCAAAGGCAACGTGATCAAGTACACCTGGCGGGAGCGCCACAAGGGGGAGACGGTCTCACTTGCCAAGGCGCGGTGGTATCTCAACCGCCTGCTCGGCAAACTGGAGGGATGATGCACCTGCCCGGTCTGAACCTGATCGAGCGACTGGCGCTGTGGATCCTGGTCCGCAGCCCCCGCACCAGCTTGGTGGTGGTGAAGGAGCACCTTTGGCCGACCGTGTTCGTGGCGGCCGATCCTACGGATGATGTGGCCTGCTACGTCACCAATGGTGAGCGGGAGCCAGCGTCAATGCTGCTGGAGCGCCTCTACCACCAGCCCAGCTACGGCGAGGAAGAATGATCAGCCTCCACGCCGGCAGGCTGCTGCTGTTCTGCGATAGCGCAGATCGGACGTGGCACTGCCGGGTGGTGCTCGGGCCGAAGCCTGAACACCAGCTCGAGGCCGACACCGGCGCCATCCGGCTGCAGGATGCGCTGCTGCGCGCCCACTCGATCTACAACGCAGCGGTGGTGCGCATCAGGCCGGTGACGGAGCCGCGGATGTGCTGGGACTGCGTGCAATGGGACCAAGCGCGGAAACGCTGCAGCCTGGACTTCCCAGAGGCGAAGCAGAGCGGCGGCCGCTACGCCACCCGATGCGAGGTGTTCCTGCCGGCAGACTGAAGGAAGATCAGGAGCACGGGCGATGTTCGGACCGGAGGTGATCAGCCGCACCGATCGAGATGGCGGCTACATCGAGACGCTCATGCCGGTGCATGGCGAGATCTACTAC